GCCTTCGACCGAGTCCAGCTCAGGAAGGGCGCCTACAATCCGCAGGCGCATGGGATGCTAGAGCACGAGCAGACCCAACTTCGGCGACTGGCCATAGCCGTATTGGAAGGCAGGAACGCGCTGACCATGAACGTCGCAAGCTTTCCCGTCGATGAGGACGCACTCCAAGTGCAGGCCGAGCTCTCCAATCGCCTAGCGGCAGCGCTTGCCGACGGATCACTCAAGGTTCAAGTCAGCCTGCCCTCCACAACATCGAGGCAAGCCTAAACTTAAGTCGCATCTTGAGCTTATATCGACCTCGAAAGCTGAACATATAAAAGCCCCGCTTGCGCGGGGGTAATCTTATTTGACGCCGTCGACGTAGCGCCTGAATGCTGGATTGAACAAGTGGGGAACATATCGCTCAGGGATCTTCAATTGCTGAGCGATGGACAAGTCCGTTACGGTGCCAGCAGTGCGCATCCGGGCGAACTCTTGACGCTTCTGCTCAGGACACAGCACACCGAGCGCCATCCAGACAGCCTGCCCATCGGCACGAAAAGCGCTCGACCACTCAAAAGTCGGCGCCACATGCTCGGATACCAAGCTTTGGAAGATTTCGCCATCACCGACGAGCTGCAACGGCTCATCGAACAGATGCATTAGTTCTTTAACTTCGACGAATCGCGTCCAGCAATAGTTCATTTCGCGAGCAACGACGATAACCGCGCCACCAGGCGCGGTGGCATGCTTAGCGAACGGATGCGTCGTGTTTTCAGGAACAATGAAATAGCCGCGAACGATCTCGGGGTTAAGACCTGAGAGAATCACTCGCGGCTTAGGCTTTCCGGTCAATCGGCAAACGTTAGGTATCAGCTCTCGGCGGCTGACTGGCGTTGGCAAATTTTGACAGTACTCATACAGTTCACGGTAACTCATCCCTTGAGCAATCCTTACCTTTCCCTACTACCCGCGTCGGGGCGTTCCGTGAAACTGGAGATCAATCAGCAGCGACTGCAGCGTGGCTGATTTCATTGATGCTGCGGACGATCTCGGCAGCAATCTGCTCGGCCGTGACCTCGCGGCTGCTACCCGGGAAGAGTTTGAAGTTGGAAACGCTCAGGCCCGTAGCGCCGTAAAGCATTTCACGCGCATTTTTCATTTCGGTAGCCATGACGACCTCCAATAGAGGCTGGGGGTTGAGAGCACTCGCCCTCAAGCTTCTTGATGCCCCTGCCGTTGCATTCGCGGCTCAGCGAGCCGCCGATTATAGCGTGGTTTTTCCTGGTCGATCAAGGGTCCAACATTTCCTGTCAACCCTTGACAAGCACTCTCGCATTTCCCTTGAGTAGTTGCAATAGGCCACGAACTATTGCACCACAAGGGATTGGACACCATTCATGCGTGTCAGTTAGTGACACGAATTGTCTGAAAAATTAGGCAATTGGCATCAATCTCATGAGCAGAAGAGACCCAATTCTCTAGCTCCAGGCATACCAGCCACATCACGCCCTACCTCTAGTTCCTGCTTTCACGCAGTACCGAGTCGGCCAACTGCTTGCCCCTTCCCCGCAGCACCACGTTGTCTTGGATCCACTGCAACTTAACTGCCACCTTCCTGCTTAGTGCCTGCTCATGGCGTAGCGCCCATAGTTCGCACCCGCGTCGGCCGGCATCGAAAGAGGTACACGGCCTGAGGATCAATGGAGCATGCACCCCGTCCTCGGGGGTCAGCCTGGCTAGCCACGTCCCGTCGACCCTCTGCTGCATGGAAGCCACCTGTTCCCCGTGCAGGAACAACCCTGTCGGTAGCGTGTCGAGGTGGCAGCGGGGCTTCCAACAGAAGCCTTCGGGCATGGGGGTGAGGGTCTGGGTGTCGGTGTCCATGGGACGGGAGGATAGGCCGGCCCAGTCTCAGGGCCCGATACATCGGTGAAGCGTTCACCGGGGCCTATGCTCGCCGGGTGGCAGCGCCAAGTGCGGAATCACGATCCGCGCCAGATCTTCCACACCGTGGAGCTCCTCATCGGCCGGGATTGCCTGGCGCATAACGAAACTGGACCAGTCCCGGTTGATTGCACCGCTAAGCTCACTAGGCTCAGATGGCAGCATGCGCATCGCCCAGTAAGGGAAATATCGCCGTTCGGTGCGAGCGCGCCCGAGCTCAATGACCTCCACATGGCTCCTAGCATTCACCACCCGGCTGTAGACCACCGCAATTCCGTCCTCGGGGCCTTCGAGGTACTGCAGGAAGTGCGCGCCGTCGAAGAGGAGCAGCCCGGTCACGCCGGCCTGCAGGTTGAACTCAGCAGCAGCGCGGGCGAGATCGTCGGCCGCGTCCAGGCCGAAGCCGGGGATTGCATCGCTCGTATAGGCGATAGCATGAATCGGCATTCCGTAACCTCAGCTCATGCATCTGTCTCCCCCGGGCGAAATATACCTCACGCCTGTTCATCACGCTGCCGGCGGTAGAGTCCGGCCATGTGCGGCCGATTCGTCCAGACCCCCATCTTCAAGCCTGACCAGCTCGGCCTCCCCGATCTGGCGCAGGACCTACTTGAGTTGCCGCCCAGCTACAACCTGGCGCCGACGCAGCGGGCATCGGTCATCCTCGATCGCGGAACGGGCCGGCAGGTGACACGTCTGGCGTGGGGTCTGCTGCCCTTCTGGGCCAAGGCCAAGGGGCTGCAGGGCTCGACCATCAACGCCCGGATCGAGACCGTGGCCACGAAGCCCGCGTTCCGAGCGGCCTTCAAGAAGCGCCGCTGCGTAGTGCCGATGGCCGGCTATTTCGAGTGGTCGGTCAGTCCCGAGGACGGAAAGAAAGATCCCTGGTTCATCCACGCGGCCGGGCCGCTGCTGGCGGCTGGCCTGTGGGAACACACCAGCCCCCTGCTTGACGAGGCCAACCTCGGCACCTTCACCATCATCACCGGCGACAGTAGCGGCGTGTCAGCGGACATCCACGACCGCATGCCGGTGTGGCTGCAGCCTGACCAGGTGGACGAGTGGATGGCCGCGGAACCCGACGACGCCCTGGCGATGCTGCTGGCCAGCGAGGCTCCAGCGATGGAGGCCTACCGCGTCAGTCGCGCGGTCAACTCGCCCAGGAACAACGTGCCGGATTTGCTCGCGGCCGTTGCGTAGGCGTTGCCAGGCCCTTACGCAGCCTCTTCGACCGGATCAGCTGGCGCCTGTGCCTCGGCGTCCGGCTCCTCGACCTTGACCGCCTCAAAGCGGTAGGTGGAGCCGACCTCGAGCGGGGAAGACACGGCCAGCGGCACCGTCATGGTCAGCTGGGGCGCCCCGATACTGGCCTCCGGCAGGAACTGCAGGGTGGCCACGCCAGGCTGACTCGCGGACTCGGTGCGCTGGTTGAGCTTGGCCGCGAAGCTCATGGCTGCGGACGCCTCACCGGCGTCGGCCTCGCCCGCCTCAACCTTCACGGCGGTCCAGTTGTAGCGGGCGCCTACCTCCATGGCCGCGGCGGTCGCGGGTGCAGTGGAGAGAGTGAGCTGCTGCGTGCCGATGGGCTGCTGCGGGACGAACTGCAGCACGACCACGCCGCGCTGTCCGGCACTCTCGGTGCGGAGGTTCAAAACGCTATCGAAATTCATGTGTGCCACCTCTTGGAAAGGATGGGCCGCGCATGCGCCGGCGGCCCTGCAGCGTTATTGCTCCAGCGAGACCAGCGACAGGCTTTGCGATACGTTCTGCGTATCGAAGGAGCCCGACTGGTGGGTAACGGTCCGTTCGCCGTAGTCGGCGACCACTGCCCGGTAGGTACGGCGAGCAGTGCCGTCAGCCTGGTCGTTGAGCGTGTAGGCCCCATTCCAGTACGACTCAGCGCTGTCACTGCCATCGTTCTGGTTGAAGATGTTCACGTCGCCGCCGACCGTGAACTGGGTCCATAGTGTTTCTGCTTGACCCTCGACCTGGCGGAAGACCTGGATCACCGCATAGTTGGATCCGCCGCCGGTGACAAAACCGGTATTTCCACCTGCCCACTTTGTGCGGCTGATGTTGCGTTGGAAGCTGACCACCACGTTCTTGTTGCGGCCATTGGTATCGAAGGGGCCAACGGTGACGGAGTTGCCCACGGTCTGGATGCTGGTGGACTGGAACGCGTTCTTCAGCGCACCGGCTGCGATAGCACCGCCCCAGTAGGCATTGCCAAAACGGTCAAACCAGATTGTGGCAATGGCCTTGCTGGCATTGTTGAGTCCGACGTTCGGCCCGAAATAAAGCATCAGACCGTCGGGTCCGAACGGTGCTCCGATGATCGCCTGGAAGTTTCCAGACCATGCGCGGATTCGGCCCTTCCCCATCTCGAAGCCATCGATCCCGCCCGAGCCCAGAATGTTAATCACATCTGCCAGAAAGTTGATCTCGCCGGTCGTTCCGTCGTTCTTCACCTGCATGCCGCTGACGTTGCCGTTCACGTCGGTCATCAAGTTGATGCTTGCGTGGTCCTCCGAACCACCAGCAGACCAAGGTGACGGCTGAGTCTGATTGTCGGGAACCTGCTCCAACATCGGACGCACAGCCCACAAGTACGGATCACCACCAAAGTCAGCGTGCGACCGAGCACGCCAGCCCATTCGCACGGTGCGCGTGGTTGGCGGTGCAATCTGTGACACGAACTGGCGCGGCATTTCGGCCAACGACGGATAACCGCCCAGTGTGTAACCGCCTCGCTCAGGGTCGGTCCATTCGCCCACGTTGTTTCCGTTGTGGTCGTAGAACGCCAGGTAGCAGCAGGTTGCACAACGGTGGCCGTTCAAGTACACCGATGCGATGTAGCGCTTGCCGGGTTGTGCGGCGATGATGTTTTCGTTGCACACCAAGCCAAAGCGGCTTTGCCCTGCAGGAGGAAGACCCGGACCACGGAATCCCAAGCTGTTCAAGCCGGTGGGCCAATACGTGGGGTCAAGATAGTTCTTTTCGACTTCCTGATAGAAGCCGCTATCGTTCCAGAGGAACCCCCACGGCTTGCGTCCGGCTTCGGAGAATGACGCGTTGGTCAGCAGGTTGCCACCGCCCGTGATGTTCGCGCTGACCTTGGCGTCCAGTTCGATGATGGCGGATGCGTTAGCTTTGCCTGCGATAGCCGCCTGTGCCTGATTGATCTGCGTGGTATGCGCGTTGAGCACACCATCCGCAGCCTGTACCCACGCGTTGGTGGCCGACAGCCCACTGGCCGTGGCGTCGGCGACCGAGCGAGCTGCGGCCGCGGCAGCAGCGGCGTCGGTAGCGGCCTTGTCCGTCACCGCCACCCACGCGGAGCCGTTCCAGCGCTTCGGCGTGTTGGCATTGCCCGTCGTGTCGATCCACAGGTTCTGCGCCAGCCGATCCGCCGCCGCCGGCGCGGCCGACTGATACAGCACCTTGCCCTTGGCCCCGGCCGCGTCAGCTGCTGCCTGGGCAGCGGCCTGAGCCGTTCCGGCCTTCGCATCGGCGGCGCCGGCAGCGGCACTGACCGTGGTGATGGCCTGGCCCTGCGCGGTGACCACGCCGTCGATCAGCATGACCTTGCCGTCGAGCGTACTGGTTGCCTGCGCCGCCGCCGTGGCCGTCTGCTGGGCGTTGTATGCCTCGGTCACGTCCATCAGGACGAAGTCGTCCCACAGCAGCTGCGTGGCTGACGTGGTGGCGGCGGCACTGTTGAGCTGCAGGACCGCGCGGTTCTTTCCGGCTGCTACGCGAATGTACCCGCTGACTTTCGTCCACTCGGTTTCCGAGATGGAGCTGAGGTTCAACGACTGGAAGTTCGGGTAGGTCTGCAGCGCGCCGTTGTCGCTCAGCTGGAAACGCAGTTGCACCGCGCCCGCTGCCGGGCCTGCTCGCTTGGCCCACGCTTCGCAGTAATAAACGCGTTCAGGCTGAACTTCGAAGACCTGGATCTGCGTGCTTCGAACATTTGACGCGAAGCTCAGCTGCAGTGCGTTGGCGCCGGTGCGGCCGCCAGCCACGCTGACTGCCCAGGAGTGGATCACGGTGCCGACCGGGCGCAGCTCGAAGCTGCCGTCCACGACCATGTTGCTGCCAGAGCGCAACGTGCGGTCCAGATTCACGTTTGCCGCGGCAAGGTCTACCTGCACATTGGTGATCGAGGTGCCCTGAGCGGTAACGGCACCCTCCAGGCTGGTGACCTTCGTGGAGAGGCCGCTGGTGGCAGCCGCATTGGCGGCCAGCCCACTACTGAGCTCGCCCGCCGATGGCGCGTAGCCCGTGGCCACCTCGCCCACCTGCCCTTGGACGTTGTCCACTTCGAACCACTGGTCTGGGACGTTGGCGCCGTACACGCGCACGTAGCACTGCACGGTGACTGCGCCGACCGGAGCCGTCACCACCAGCTGCCTGCGCTCCCAGTTCTCGGTGACCACGTAGGGCTCGCCGCCGGGCGTGCCGCTGTATACCGACGTGCCGTCAGCCCTGAAGATGCGCACCTGCAGGAACACGCGCACGCCAGGGGTGCCGCGCACGTAGGCGGTGAGCACGAACTTCTTGCCACCGTCGATGCGCGCGGGCTGAACGCTGCCATTGCTGACGGTCTCGTAGTAACCCGAGGCCGGAAGGTTGGCGATGTCCCAGCGGTAGGCCTTCGTGCTGTTGGGCAGAATCGAATCCACGAAGGTTCGCGCAATCGTGGCGCTTCCTGTGCCTCCACTCCCGGAGGTCCAGCCGGCAGTGCTCCCCAGCCCATTGGTCCCGTCCCAGCTGCTGTTGCCGATCTGGTTGTCGCCGCCGATGTTGCCCAGCTGCGACTGCACGGCAGTCATCGCCGCGCCTTGGCTGCTGATCTGGCCATCGTTGACGTCCACACGCCCAGTCAGGCTCTGCAGGGCCGCGTTGGATGCCTTGCCCGCCACCTCCTGCTGGGTCTGGGTCAGCGCCGCGCCCTGGGCCGTCACTTGGCCTTTTACATTGGTCACCTCAGTGGTGAGCGCTGCGGTGGACTGGGCATTGGCCGCCACGCGGTTCTGCAGGTCCCCGATACTGCCCGGGGTCTGCACGACCACGTCATCGATCAGCACATAGGCGCTGGCGAGCGGACGGATGCTGCCGGCGGCAAAGCGCAGGTAGAGCTGCTGCGGGTTGAAGGTGCTGGGCACGGTCCAGGTGTAGGACCGCGATGCCCACACGCCGCCGACCGCATTGATCCAGTTCGACCAGCTCTGCACCCATCCAGTCGGGTTCCCAAGGCTGGGAATGAACCCAACGGTGACCGAGTCCGTGCCCGTGATGTCGTCGCTGCTCTTGGCCCTGAAATTGACCGTGATCGCGTCGCCGGGGTTGATGGTGATCGGCGTCGTGTTCGCCACCCGAATAGACCCTGCGCCGGAGCGCAGCGCCTTCTCAAGCGGGTCCCAACTGAAGCTGCTCCCCGAGCCGGAGGCCGCCCAGCTGGAAGTGTCAACGTCGAATGCGCCATTGGGGATGGCATTGAAGCTGCGCAGCACGCCGTCCAGGCCGCTTTTGACGTTGGTGATGGACTGGGCGTTGACGTTGTCGCGCTGGATGCTCGCCCGCTCAACATCGCTGACCGATGCCTGGCTGGCCAACTGCCCAGTACCGCCCGGCAGGCGCGCTTCGATCAGACTGGTGCGCTCGGTGATGATCCGGTCGCCCTCGATCCGCGCCGAGTTGACCTGCCCGATCATGCCCTGCGCGGCCGCGGCGTCATTGCCCGCGTAGTCGCCGCGCAGCTGCACCGCCAAGGTGTTGCGCTGGGTCGCCTCGGTGGCGTCAGCGGTCTGGCGCGCAAGGGTCTCCTGCTGGACCAGCGCAACGCTGGCGCCGGGCGTCGGGCGGCCGATGGCGATGTAGTCGAACAGCAGGTAGGCGGTCGCCGTCTGGTTGCTGGCCAGCGACAGCCGGATCTGCCTGATGGGCGAGGCTCCATTCCACGGCACGTTGTCCACGTCGAAGGTGGCCATGCCGTTGGCATCGAAGTTCGGCGCCGGGATGGTCACCGACTTGGCGGTGTTCCATGTGGTGTCGGCGTTGGTGATCCATTGGACCAGGCCACGCCAGGTCGGGGTGCCGACGCGCTGGAGGCGCATCTTGATGAAGCGGTACGCCGCGCCGTCCACCGCCAGCGCCGCCGGCGAGGTGATGTACGGATTGCTGGCCTGATTGGCCGGCCGCAGCCAGCCATCCACGATGGTCGGCGTGCCGTTGCCGGTCCAGCCCTCTACGGTGCTGTCGAAGTACCAGACCTGCTTGCTGTCGAACTGCGTGCCGCTGCCGGCGGCGACCGACGACACCTGCCGGGCCAGCGACTCCACGTCGCTCTGCCGCGCAGTGGTCTCCACCGCAATATCGGCCTTCCATTCCAGCTTGGCGTTGAGCATCGCCTGGATCCGGGCGGCCTCTTCCTCAGCCACGTCCTCGGCCACGGCGACCACGCGGTCCCGAACGCTCTGCACGTCGGCCAGGCGCAGGGCCGATTCGTTGACCAGATTCACCTGCGCCTGGGCGAAGGCGGCGGCACGCTCAGCGGCCTCTGCGGCATCGCGCGCGATGCTGTGGGCGCGATCGCGGTCGATCTGATTCTGCTGCTCGACCTGCTTTTGGATCTGCTCCTCGAGCGAACCCTCGATCCCACCGATCACCTCGCCCAAGTTGGCCTGCAGGGTCTTGGCCAGCACCCGCATGCCGGCGGAAAGCGTGCCGGCGGTATTGCGCGAGCGGCATGCAAAGGTCCACACGCCAGCGGGCGGCAGCACGGCCTCGAAGGCCGAGGCGTGGTAGCCGTCGTCGCCGACCGGCGTCATGGCATCCCAGTCCGGCGTGGCCACGGTGCCGGCGATATAGCGGATCTCCACGCCGGCGAAGTTGGCGGACTGGATGGTGTCAGCGAGGAAGCCCCAGGTGTAGCGTCGTACGCCGCCGCTCAGCTGCTCAACGTCGAACAGGTCCACCAGCACCGGCGGCGCATCGGCGCCCCGAGTCGTGAAGATCACCGAGGCAGCCACGCCGGCGTTGCCGTCCGGGCTGTAGGGGCGCACGGTCACGGGGTACGTGCCGGCGCCCGGGATGCGCCACGTCGCGGTGCGGGTAACGGTCCTGGCCACTTCTTCCAGCGCCGCGTTGCCGTCCAGGTCGGACAGCACAACGGTGTCGCCCACCGGGCCGGTGATCGCGAAGCTGGCCTGCAGCTCGGTGTACTCGGTATCGCCCTGCACCACCTGGCGCTCGGTGATCTTCAGGTCGCTGGCCACCGGCCGGGTCTGCAGCAGGGATTCGTTCGGATCCCGGACGTACTCACCGGTCTTCACGTACTGCCAGAACTGCGGGCTCTCCGCTACCACCTCGACCGCGGCGCCCTTCAGGTCACTCTCGGGCCGGATGCTGGTCACGCGCACGCGCAGGCCCGGGGTCTGCTTGAAGTCGTAAATCCACAACGTGTCCCAGGCCGGGTTGGCATCGCTGTTGCCCGGCAGGGCTGCATCGGATGGCCAGCCATCGGCCAGCACAAGAGTGTCGCTGGCGCCGGCAAAGGGCTGCACCTTCAGCACGCGGTACACACGCTCGCCTGGGATGCGCAGGCCGACGAAGCCGTTTCCCTGCGCCGGTGCGGGCACGGGCTCGTCAAGCTGCAAGGTTGCCCTGCCGCCAGCGATCGAAGCGCCCTTGACCCGCCCACCGAAGCCCCACTGGGTCATGTCGTGCTGCAGCGCCAGCATCGACATCCGGCTGTATGACAGGTGTTCGATATCAGTGCTGTAGCTGATCGCCTTGTACTGGTACAGGCTCTGCGCCAGGTGCCAGCGGGCCAGCATCACGGCGTGCGCCTCGGTGGTGACGCCCTCCCCGCTCACCTGGGCCGGGTTGAGCATGGTGGTGACGCCTGGGGCAGGCACGCGCAGCGTCTTGGGCTGCCAGGTCGCGCTGTCCAGGTAGGTGTACTCGATGCCGTCGGCGCCGTTGGTCAGGGTGTAGTCGACCTGAAACTGGCCCTTCTTGATCGTGGCCATGTTGACCACGCCCGACAACGGCTGCTCATCGGCAGCCCAGCCAACGGACAGTCGCCCGCGCGGCCAGCTGATCTGGCCGAAGCCGGCCAGCGCCAGCACGTCCAGCACCTGCTGGTGGCTGCGGACATCCGTGATCCAGTTGTTGTAGGTGAAAGTGTTGGCGGCACAGTGGAGCATGAAGGCCTTGAGGCCCTCGAGATCGATCTGCCGTTCGGGCAGACCCATGCCGGCGACCAGCGCGCGCCCGCCTGGTGCGGTGGGATCAGGCGCGTAGATGCCGCGCGCATAGGCGAGGATCCATGCGCCCGGGTTGCTGGTGCGCTGGGTCACCCACTCCGTGCCGGTCCAGACGGGAATCGGCATGGAATGGGCGACGCAGCGGATTTCGTCCGGAGCGCCGTTGAGCTGCCCGTTGGCCTGCATGCGGATGCCGATGCGCGGAATCCCGACGTAGCTCGCCGTGTCGCGCTGAACGCTGGTCAGCGTGGTCCAAACGAACGAAGCTTCAGCACCCGAGCCGTCAGTGTTGTTGCCAGCCACGCGCACGCGCACGTCGTACTGCCCCTCGGGCACGTCGATCGCATAACTGGCACGCTGGCTCTTGTTGTTGGTGCCGCGGACGTTGTAATTGCCGAACACCTGCCAGTTGACCGTGCCGGCGGCGCGGTACTGGATCTGGATCTGGTCGCTGTTCTGCTTGTCCTTGCCCTTCGTGGAGCGGTCCCAGATCTGGAACTCCACGCCTACCATCAGACGGATGGTGCCGGCGGAGCTGGTGCGCTGCACCCACGCGCTCGGCTGATGCTTGGGGTCGTTGCTGGTATCCAGCAAGGTGCCGCCGTCGGTCACATCGGCGTTGCTGTGCAGCGGGATCTCCGCGCTGGGCATCCCGGCGAAGCCGTTGTGCCACACGCGCACCCCTTCGAAGGACGACAGCAGTGCGTCGCCGTTGTAGAGCTGTTCCACGCTATGCACGTTCAGCCCGGGGGTCAGCACGAACGACAGGAACTGGTCGTCACCCTCGTAATGGGTGTAGTAGTTGCTGATCAAGTCCGGCGCGATGCGCATCGACCCGATCAGCAGGCCCACCGGCTGGTCGTGGCGAGCACGGTTGCGGCCGGCCGCGATCGAGTACGCCGACTGGCCGGGAGCACTCTGCTTCGGCTGCTTGGGCTGCAGCACGCGATTGATGAGCACCGAGCCGGCCATGTAGATACCGGTCGCGGCAGCGGCGCCAAGCCCCTGCACCGCGGCGCCAGCGCCCCACGTCGCCAACGTGCCGAAGCCGAAGGTGAAGTAGGTCAGCGCCAGGGTAGCCACCAGCGCCACGGCGGAGCGGCCCACAGCTCCACGGGCCTCGATCACCTGCCCATGCTTGGGGTACACGAAGGCCCACATGTCACGCGGCACGGCGCGGCCGCCGATCAGCACCACCCAGTCCTGGTCGTCGAGGTCGGTCACGTGACGATGCAGGAACGCGCAGAGGGATTCGCCCGGGTGCAGGTCCGCCGGCTGGTTGCGCTGGCCATCGACCAGCACCGGGTGCGGCGTCACGATCAGGCGGCCGCTGGCGGCCGGGCTATCCATCAGACCCATTCGTAGATTCCTTCGATGCGCAGGCCAAAGCCCTGCAGCTCGCGCGCGCGGTGCAGGACGCTGCACCCGTGGCGTTCGTTGCTGTGGAGTACCCAGCCCTCATGGGCCAGAAAGAAGAAAACCCCGGCGTGGCCGGGGTTTCGTTGTCCGTGGTCGAACATCAGGACCAGATCGCCGTCCTGCGGCGGTCCCTCCCGTAATCGTGCATAGGGCCGGGAGAGCGCCCCCAGTTCGGCCTCGCCGCGCGCGCCGCGCGGCCGGCGGCTGGGCATCTCGACGTGCCGACCGAAGAGTTCGCGCTGGACCCTCACCACCAGGTCCGCGCAATCGGATGAATCAGGGTCGTAGGGGATGAGCGTGAACGGCTCGACATCTGAAGGCCGCATCAGTAGATGCCCGGGGCGATGTGCGCGTTGAAGCGCAACCGAACGGCCTGCTGCCGCGTGAAGAAGTCCACCCCGCAAGAGGAGGTGGCAGCCTGCGGGGTCACCGATACGGTCATCATCGGCAGGAAGTGATCCTGCTCGATGACGTTCACGTCTGCCCGGTCGGTGATCATCAGGCGCGCCGTGACCAGCTCACCAGGCGCCAACCGCTCCAGGTCTTCGGTGATAGCCCGGCCAACGTTGCTGATCACCAGCTGCGCGCGCGGGGCCTGGCCGTTGACGTCATCGGGCAGCTTGAAGCCGAATTGAGCCCCAACGAAGGTCAGGCCCTGGCTTACCCAGTCCCGCTGGTCGTTGCAGATGCGCAGGGTTTCGGCAAACGAAGGTGCCGAGACTTCCAGCAGAGCCAAGGTGCCCACCGGGTCCGTGACGCGCTGGCGCCGCTCGGTAAAAGTGCTCATCGCATGTACTCCACGACGGTGTCGCGCCGGTAGTCGCCCAGGCCGTGCTGGTCGGGGACCAGCTGGCCGATATCGCCCTTGATGAAGCGGACGTTGATGTTGGTCCCGCGATACGGGTGGCGCATGGTGAACCACCCAATCCGGCCGATCACATCGAAGTACCAGGCCTCGAACTCGTCCGCGGCGGCAAGGGTTTCGAAGTAGAGCGAGAGGGCCTGCGTCATTGCGACCGTACTGTTGAGGACCCTTTCCTTTGCCGGGCCGCGCTCCATCTCATCCCGCTGGACAGACGGATCGAAGCCGTTCTGCAGGTTGCTGAACATCACCAAGGCGGTGCTGGGAAGCTGTGCCATCAGAGCGTGTCCTCCAAGCCAAACCGGCCGCGCATGGCCCCGTAGGTGGTACCGGTGCCACTGGCGATGCGCCCGCCGAGCGCGTCATCGAGCTGTCCAAGCAGCACCTCGACATCGACACCGCCGGGCCCGCGCGTGGCGGTCGCCGTTGTGCCGGCCGGTGCGTTCTTGACGATGACGTTGAGTGCGCCGAATCCAGCCACGGAAGGATTGCCGCCGCCCACTGCGCCGCCCGTCGCGTAGCCCATCAGCCCACGGCGCATTGCTTCAACAATCCCAACGCC